TCTAAATTTCGTTCATCGAATAATTGCATTTTGAAATTGGCGCGAACATTGGGAGAAGCTACAAACAAAATACGTTTTTCTAAACCAACTTGTTTCATATAACTTCGCGTTTCTTCGGCGATACCAATGGCAGCACAACTTTTTCCTGTTCCTAGACCATAAAAGAGAAGAAGACTGTTATAAGGTGTTTGAAAAGAGAGGAAATTCTTGACAAAAAGTTGATGAGGTAATAATTCAAATTTCGAATGACATAAAATATTGGCACGTTCTTCAATATCCGGATATTTGGTTCCATCATATTGTGTATCATTGAATTCTTTTCTTTGTGCTATTTTTATATTGAATTTTGGATCATTCAAATCGGGATAAAGGAAATCGTATTCGTCTAATGGATTTTGTTTATAGGATTCGTGTTCCATTTTTTCTTTTTGTAGTAAGTAATCATTGGTTCCTTCTTTAGCCGTAATTGGCATTGGTGGAGCGGGTGCAAGTGGAGCGGGTGCAAGTGGAGCGGGTGCAAGCGTTAGAGAAGGTTCTTGAATAGGAGCTATACTTTGCACAACAACTATTTTTCTTTTTTTAACAGTTTTATTTTTGGGTTTGGTTTTAAGATTAGGTTGTTGTTCCATATTTTGGAAATATTTATTAATATATACATATATCAATAAATAAATCGGTAGGTAAAAACCCGAGTATTTTTTCAATGCTTTATTCATTAAAACTTTGGCAAATCAAATACCTGGATAAGCATTTATTAATATTTGTAATAATTTTCTTTTTCTCTAAATTATAGTCTCGAATAGAATTCATACAATCTTCATATGATTTCCATTCTATTTTACTGACTTCGGTCTTCTCAAAAGAATCAGACACTAGAGTATCTTCATAATTCATATACATTAAAAAATATTTGTGTTTATAAGATTTGTAATTTGAACCCATAAATATTTCCTCAAACGGTAAAATATTATCTATGTTTTTCAAGTGTTGCGAAATATAACCAGTTTCCTCGGAAAATTCACGTAAAGCACAATCCAGTTCTTTTTCTTGGTAATTTCTACGACCCTTCGGAAATCCCCATTCTTGTTCTTCCCATTGTTTGAAAAATTCCGTCTCTTCAATCAAACTCTCTAATGAATATGAAATAGTATATGTCTCTTTTTGACTTATCCATCGACTACTTTCACTATTCTCGTGCCCATCTGTTGTAGGACTAGATAAATAGACACCCGAAGAAAGTTGATTGAATTTTTCACGTGAATTGTTTTCCTCATTTTTATATTTATTATAAGCCGCATTTTCTCCCCATAATTCTCTCCATAAAGTATCAAAACTCTTTGTTTTCAATGATTCTTTTTCTTGTGTTGTCATTTGCTTTAGCATATTTATTATATAATATTTATTATACAGTGAGTATTTGCCTCTTAAGAAATCAATATATCCTAAAGTATCTTTACGACGTATCATCAAATATTCTACAGTATTATTTGTCGTATTTTTACGGAAACAAATTATACCAAAACTTGTAATCGGTATTTTACATTGTTGATAAACGTGTCCTTGTTTTCCACAATTTTGGCAAAAATTTTCATTTAATCTGTGAGACATAAATTGAATTATAATAGCAGAAATTTTTTATATGGTTTCTATTATAACAATGGAATTTGATCCTAAGGTTTGGGGGCCTCATTATTGGTTTTTTTTACATACAATTGCCTATTCTTATCCAAAAGCACCGACATCGGTTACAAAACGAAAATATTACGATTTAATTCAAAATTTCCCACTTTTTATACCAGATTCAGAAATATCCGTACATTTTGAAAAGATGATTGATAAATATCCTGTATCGCCATATTTAGATAATCGCGATTCCTTTGTTCGATGGGTGTATTTTATTCATAATAAAATAAATAATTATCTAGGAAAAGAGGAGATAACTCTTTTAGAAAGCACAGACAGATATTTTGCCGAATACAAGCCAAAACTGATTTATTCGTTTGAAAAAATCAGACAAAATCGAGATTTGATTATCTTGGCCTTTATTTTTATTATTGTTTTTATTATTTTTGTTTATTCTTAATTTTCTCTCGATTTTCTCTCGATTTTCTCTCTATATAATAAATGAGATTTGAGATTATTCTTTTATTGATTTCTGGATTTATAATTGCAAATATATACACCGATGGTAAATATTTGAAAATGGCGCTTTCTTGGAAGAAATATTATCAGATGGCAGGTGTTGCACTTGGTGCATTATTTTTATACTGGCTTATCAAGAAAAACCCGACAAATGCAAAAAACATCATAATGTCCTCGAATGAATATATTAAATATTTACCAGTGGATCGAAATACTTCAAGTTTATTGAATCCAATTTTGGATTTTACTTCAAAATATAGTGGTAATACTCAACAAACTGATATGGATTATAAATATCCGGTTTTACCTATGCAACCTGAATTACAAAGACATCAAGATCAACAGCAAAAACGAGGAAATAAAATCAAACGTTCTGTTTCCGAAACAAAGAAGAAATTCGTAGCATCGAGTCAAAATTGGTTATGTGCCAGTTGCAGAAATCAATTGGATTATACATTTGAGGTAGATCATACAATAGCTTTGGAGAGTGGAGGAACAAATGATATTGGTAATTTGAAGGCACTATGCCCATCGTGTCATCGTAAAAAAACAGCTTGGGAGAATATGATCTAAGTAGGGGAACCGTAGATTTGTTTCAATCATATAACTTTAATTAAACCGCTTCGCGGTTCCGGCCGCCTTCGGTGGTCGGCAATATAATATCTCTTTGTATATATAAACAGATATTACAGAAAAATGAACCAACAAACACTTTCACAAAGGACTGTTCAATATTTTAAACCTATATATGACCATTTAAGTGAAAAAACAGCGGATCTTTCAACTACAGATACAAATCGCCGTGATTTTTTTATTGAATGTATCAAAAAGTATGGTATATTATTGGTTATTTTGGTCTGTGTCCTTATAATCATTTATTTTTCTACAACAGATATACTAGCTACCACTAGTAATTTATATGTGTATTATATTTTGATTTTAATACCGTTAATTATTGGTATTTTTTATTTATTTCCAGTATTTAGTCATTTTTCTGGTTCTCCTTTTATGTTTTTGATTGGAGCCGGAGCAATCTTATTATTAATTGGTGGCATTTATCTTTATTCAAAAATAAAAATTACAAAATCATTTGCTCAAATGTCAAATATTGCTATTCTTTTAATAGTTTGTTTATTCATTCTGTTTGGTCTAGCTATTTTTTATAAATTATTTGTAAATATTTTGAATAAACAAACTGGGTGGATAGGTTTTGTAATTCAATTTGCATTTTATTTACCTTGTTTGATTTCAGATATTTTAACAAGTGAATTAAAAACAACACCCAATGTAGTATTTGTATTATTTGTATTGGAAATATTATTGGTTTTACTCTATTTTTATTTACCACCACTAATAAGAGTATTATCTGTAAGTAATAATAATATTGATTTATTGAAAAATTCCGTATTTTTGAATCTTTCGAAATCAATTGCCCATAATGAAATATTTAGAATATACGATTCTAAAAATCTTACATATACTTTTCGAAAAAATTATGCCTTTTCAATGTGGATCTATGTAAATCCACAGCAATCTTCTTATTTCCCATATTCCAAAGAAACAAACATATTTGATTATGGTGACGGAAAACCTTCCATAAAATACAGTAATAATAATCAAAAAGGAACATCTAGAATACAATATTCAAATAATACTACAAAAAACAAATCAATATTTGAATTAGATATTCCGAACCAAAAATGGAACTATTTAGTATTTAATATAAATGATAATATTACTGATCTGTTCATCAATGGAAAATTAGTTAAATCTCTTATTACAAATAATGATAATATTGCCACTTTTTCAGAATTTGATACAGTCACTATAGGAGAAGATAATGGATTAGATGGTGCAATATGTAATGTGAAATATTATAAAACTCCATTGACGAAATATGAAATAACAAATTCCTATAATTTATTAATGTATAAAAATCCACCCGTTCAATAATTTTTTCGATAAAATAAATTTTACTTTGATAAAAATATATTATTACAATATAGAATAAATGGATTATTTAGTAATATCAGTTTTAATTATCGTTGTATTGATTTTAATCTACGTGTTATACAATTATTTTATGGGTAGCACAACAACTTTTGCTACAATGTTATATCTATTGAAAGCGAATGCTCCTATTACAAGCAAAAGTATTCAAAGTCCAAATTCAGTTAATTATTCTTATGCTACATGGGTATATGTAAATACTTGGGGTAATGGAGATAAAACATTATTTAGCGTAGTTGATTCGGCTACTCAACACCCATTACTTGATTTAAAATTAGGTTCTACTACGTTGACAATGAGTGCAGATATATCTGTAGCAGGAAATATGCAAAATATAATGATTACAAATAATTTCCCTGTTCAAAAATGGATATATGTAATTATTAGTGTAGATGGAAGTGTCGTTGATTTTTATTTGGATGGTAAATTAGTAGTATCAACTGTTCTAAAAAATTCATTTGGTCAAATAATGAATTCTGATGTAGCCAATTTGCCACAAATTAATTTTGGTAATGGTTATGATATTTATCTATCAAAATTCCAAAGATGGACATATGCTACTGACCCACAAACTGCTTGGAATTCATATTATTCTGGCAACGGACAATCAAAAGTATTTGCCGCATATGGAGCTAATTTAGCCATTTCAAAAAATAATATAGTTCAACGCGAAGTGAAATTATTTTAAGATAAGTAAATTTATTTTTATATCTTTAAAACATATATAAGATATAAAATGTCAAATATTTCAGGAACTTTCAATAATATTGGAGAAAACATAAGTAGTGGAGTATCTAATATTGGTGCTGCCGCATCAAATACATTTGGTTCTGTAAAAGATTCATTAAACGATTTTTCGTCAACAAATTATATAAATGCAGGTAGTGATTTTTTACAATCAAATAGTATTATTGCGAAATTTGTATTTATTCTTTTAGTTGTCATTGTTTTTGTATTTTTATTTAATTTAGGAATTTACTTGATTAGTTTCATTGTACAAGGAAACCGTAATCCTTTTATTATAAAAGGAATGTTAAATGGAAATCAATTCAAACATATTACACAAGACCCCAGAAATCCAGATTCCATTACAATTTATCGATCAAATGATAGACCCACTGGAATCGAATTTTCTTGGTCTGCTTGGTTGAATATAAATGACCCAGGAAAAGATGGCGTTTATCAACATATATTTAATATGGGAAATGGCGAATACGGAGCAGATGGAATAGCTACTGTTAATAATGCACCTGGATTATATGTGAGTAGTAAAAATAATTTTGGGTTTTTACACATTGTTATGGATACTATTAACAACACTAATTTTGATAAACAATCTATGGATGTTACAAATATTCCATTAGGAAAATGGTTTCATACTTTGATTCGTATTGAAAACAATGTATTGGATGTTTATATTAATGGTGTTATTACATCCAGATTGAATTTATTACACGTTCCCAAATTGAATTATAATGATGTGTATGTTTGTGCAAATAATGGATTTGCAGGTAGTCTATCCAATTTACAATATTTTGATCATGCATTGAATGTTTTTGAAATTAATCGTATTGTATCCTCTGGACCAAATTTATCTGCATATGGTTCTCATAATAGACCACAATCGCAATATTATTACTTATCTAGTTCTTGGTATAATTCAAAATTGAATCAGTTATAAGGTCGCTTTATTTTTATTTTTATAATATAATAATTATATACTATAAAAATGTCATTAATTGTGAATGATTTATCTAATATATGTTTACAACGAGCAAGGCGACAATTATTAAATGTTCCTATTTTTCGCTATGATTTAGTTTCTCCTTACGGCGGAGCATATTCTAGTTTTGATTTTGATATGCGACGAAAAGCAGAGATTCTCAAATATAATGGAAATGCTACAAATACAAAAACAAACAATTCGACAAAAGCACAATCCTTTTCGCAATTAGTAAATAATACAAAAATTGCCTCATTAAATGCAAATTCGACAAAATGTGTCCGTGATTCTTCTAATAATTTGATTTATAGACCCACTACGGATAGTGATGTGCCAGGACCGGTTATTTTATTATATGATGATGAAACTGTTCCTCTTTATAATTATGGTAATTTTCTTCAAAATAGATCTTATCCTGATCAAATGCCAAATAATTTTAATTATTGGAAAGTATATACAAGTGATGATATTTTATCTAATGCAACCAGTAATGTAAATCAATATTCTGATAGTTTAACAGAAAGTTATTCTATCTTTCCGAGTACAGTAGAGACTACATTATTTTCTATTTATATATTACCAAATATCAACAAAAGCACATATACTTATACAGTAAATACACCCATTAGTATTTCGATTGATGGAAATTATACAAATATCTATGATTTGAATTTTATTATTAAATTAAATAGTGTAAATATAAATGTATATTATAATACAACTGTGATAAATGGACCAACATTTCCTACAAATCCAAATATATCTGGCTTCTTTAGTGATATTTCGTTAAACATACCGCCAAACGCAGGCAGTTTTAATGCTCAAGCATATATTGGAAATCTTGTTTTTCAAATACCGAATTTACCAACTTTGAATGGATATATTTTTGATATTAAACTGGCTTTTACATTTGATGCTTTTCAAAACGATATAATATATTTTTTAAAAACCGATTCTGTAAAATTAAATGTCATTATGAATTCAAGTTATATTTCAAATATAGCAACAAATTGTAGTATCACATTGGACCCAAATCCTCCAATAACACCTTATTCTCCTTTTACACTTTCTGGTGTATGAAAGAAGTCTCTATTTTGTATTGCAACCAGTTCTCCAATATTTTTTGGAAAATAGGAT